TCATATTTTTTCCTATCTTTCTCTAGAAATTTCTAGATTCATTTATTTTCTATTTACGTTAAAAGGACTATCCTCTCAACACTAGTAATTTACGCAATTTTATAGAATTTACAAAGATATCTAGGGGAAAACTGGTTCCCTGGGATTACATACCTTGTAACACATAATAGTAAAAAAATAACGTGAAATTTGTTTTTTGGGTTAACATAAAAAAAATGTAAATTAACGTTAAATTTAATGTGAAAGTATAGGATTTATGCCAGATATAGATAAGTATAAGCCACAAAAAATGATAGCTTTAGAGTTATTAGCTACTAATCCTTCAATGAACCAAACTACTATTGCAAAACATCTAAATATAGAACCAAGAACTGTAAGATATTGGTTGAGTGACCCTTTGTTTATTGATGAAGTTTATAAACGTTATATGGAAAAAGCTGGAATTGAATTACCTAATGTAATAGCTGCAATGTTTGAAGAAGCAAAGATGGGTAATGTACAAGCAGGTCGTTTAATTTTAGAACATTTTGGTAAATTAGAAAACAAACTAAAAATACAGATTGAAAGTCCATTTGAAAAGTTTATGAAAGTAGATTCAGATGAAGCAGAGTTTGTAGATATGGATGATGAGACAAAAGAAGTATTGGATAAAGTATCTTCTGTTTTAGATATAGGCGATATTGAATTACCAAAACGTAATCCTATAAATGATCAGCCTAAAAAAAGAATGCAAGAAGAACAAAAACGTGTTGATAAGCTAACATTTAAAAGTTTAAAAAAAGGTAAAATTAAGAAAGAACAGAATAGCAGATATTTGATTCGTAAAAGAGCTAAAGCAGTTGGATTAGATTTATTGCCTCCTGGTAGACATACAAAAGGTGTTCGTGATACTTGGATGGCTAAACTTGAGGAGCTAGAAAAATTAAATGGTTGAGCTGATTCTAATAATTATGCTTTGGGTAGTGCTTTGTATTTCAATTTGTTGGACATTTTTTAGCATTATTTCGTGTATTGTAGATAAAATTGATAATAATTAATATATTTACTCTACTACTACTCTCTTTAGGAGAGTAGTAGAATATATATTATATATAGTATATATATTTATATATATTATATAAAAATACTTTAAAAAAAATCAAAAGTCAAGGGGCAAATGGATAAAAATTTAAAAGCGTTTAAAGAAAAGTGGTTTAAGTTTACCAAGTTTGAGCCACATGAAGGGCAAAATAAGTTGCATTTCCCTCCAAAAGACCCTCGTTTTGTAGTAGCAGTATGTGGTCGTAGGTGGGGCAAGTCTGTAGGTGCTGCAAAAGAGATAGAACTTGTCATTACGCAACCAAATAAACGTGCTTGGGTAGTTGCTCCTACTTATCAAACTGCAGAAAAAGTGTTTAGAGAAGTGTGGGATACCATGATTAATAAACAAAATATGCCTACAAGAAGAGCATCGTACAGAGATATGTATATTGAGTTTGAGTGGGGTTCAACGTTTGAGGCAAAGTCAGCTGATAACCCTCCATCACTTGTAGGTGAGGGTTTGGACTTGCTTGTATTAGATGAAGCTGCAAAGCAAAAGAAGAAAACTTGGGAGATGTATCTACGACCTACGCTTTCTGATAGAAAGGGGAAGGCAATATTCATTACAACCCCTGAAGGTTACAATTGGATTTATGAATTATATTTAAGAGGTAAAGAAGATGAAGAATGGTATTCCTTTAATTCCCCTTCGTGGGAAAATCAATACGCTTATCCTAAAGGAGAGCAAGACTCTGACCTCAAAGAGGCTAGAAGAAATATGGACAAGACTATTTTCGACCAGGAATATGGAGCAGCTTTTACATCGTTTGCTAGTAGGGTTTATCCTTTTGACAGGAATCGTGACGTGGGTAGCTACAACTATAATCCTGAACTTCCTACTTTTTGTTCTATTGATTTTGGATTTAGGCAACCAGCTGTATTATGGATGCAAACCTACCTTCAAGAAGGCAAGTGGCATATTAATATCATCGATGAGATTGCACATGAAAGAAATGTCAAGACAGAAGAGTTAGCAAAAATGATAAAAAAGAAGCCTTATAGGATTCAAGCTTTTTTTGGTGACCCTGCTGGAATTAACAAACAATCACAAAGTGGTTTGGGAGATATAGAAATATTTCGTAGATTTGGTATCTCTGTACGCTCTGTAAAAGATAGAGTAAGTAGAGATATTGAGGCTGGGATCAGCCTTGTGCGTAGTTTTGTAGAGAATGCAAATCAAGAAAGTTTTGTTCATGTATCCTCTAAATGCATAAACGTTTGTAAAGATTTTGAAAACTATAGATATCCTGAACACAAAGAAGGAACTGATTTGAGGAAACTACCAATCAAAGATGGCTTACACGACCACACGATGGATGCCTTGAGATATTTTTTTATAAATAGATTCCCATTAAGACAACAAGGTTTAACATTTGAAAGGCGAAAAAATAAATGAATGCACTTGAAATTATAAAATCCTCAATAGAAGAAGAAAAATTAAATATAGCTAGAGAGAGAAGAAGAGAAGTAGAAAGGCTAATTAATTATTATACAGGAACTAACACAGAGTCATATATACATCAATATTTTAATCCTGATATTTATTCTGATGTTCCAATTTATAAAATTAATATAACTAGAAAATTTATTGATAAGATGAGTAGAGTTTATATTTCGAATGCAAATAGAAAGCTTGATGGAGTTGAGTCTGAAGAATATAATTCTTTAACAATAAAAAAACACTTAAAGATGAAGCAAGTAGAAAGAATGACCAATCTTCTTGGAACTCCTGCCCTTCAAATATTTTGGAATGACATGAACCCTGATAAGCCATGCATAGACCATAATTTAATTTATTACTTTAACCCTCACTTTGATATGAACCCTTATCATCCTTCTGCTATTACATATCCATCACTAAACCCTACAGCTGATGTTTACAATACAGATAAATTGCAATATGAGTATTGGGATAAAGATGTTCATTTAAAATTTAATGAAAGTGGAAGAATTATATTTGAGGAAGATAATCCATATGGAGTGTTGCCTTTTATATTTCCAAGGGATATAGAACAGATTGATGACTTTATAAATGAAGGTGCTACAGACGTAGCTGCTGTAAATGAACAAGTCAATATTACAATGACCAACCTTCAACTTGGCTTACACTATCAAATGTTAGGACAGCCATTTGCTACAGGTATTTATTCAGATACTCCTATTCAGCGTGTTGGACCAGATACAATTATAAACGTACCTGAAGGTGGTACTTTTGGTATAGCATCTCCTGCTGGAGATTTGAATGGAGTAATAAATACTGTAAAATTTCAACTAGAATTACTTGCACAATCGAGGCATATGAACATAACTTTTGATAGCAATGCTGATAGACCTTCATCAGGTTTAGCTCTTATGATTAAAGACTTTGAGCATATGGCTGACTATGAAGATGATATTGAAAGATATCGAAGTATTGAAAACGAAATCTATCAGATTGAAAAAGTTATTGCATCTAATAATGGAATATCTTTGCCTGATAATTTTTCTGTTGAATTTAGCAAGTTAGAATATCCAACAACTGCACAAGAAAAAATTGCACTAGAAACCTACGAAGTAGAAAAAGGCTATACGACTCAAGCTGAACTTCTTCAGAAAAGAAAAGGCGATATCACATTAGATGATGCTAAATCTATTCTGGAGAAAAATATAAATGGCTAGTGAGTTTCAGCAAACTTGGGTTAATTATATAAATAATGTAGGCAAGAAAAAAGCTACAAAAACATTATTGAAATCTTTTAGAAACCCTTTTATTAAATTTGCTAAAGAATTAACAGAATTTAGGCAAACACAATATGACTCAATGTTTAGTATTTCTACAAATATAGTAGAGATGAGGGTTGCAAAATCAGACAGATACTCTGATTTTTATGGGTATTCTGAAGGACAATCATATCCATACTATAGAAGTGAATCTCACACCATGAGAACAAAGAAAAGAACAACATACACTAGGGGAAGTCAATTTGGAGGAACTAAAATAGAAAAGGTAACTTCTATTAAGCCAGGGCAAATGTCTCAAAAAACTAGAGAATCTCTTGTTTGTGCTTACAATCCTAAAACAGGAATATTGTCTGTTCCTATTATAAAAGAAGATGAAAAAAAACATTCTGTTTTTGAAAAAGATAAAGAAATAATTATTGATGTCTTAACATCTGATATATTAAAACATTTTAAAACAGGATTAATTCCATCAGATATGGATATTAGATTTGAAAAAGCTCAAAGGGAAGCTGCAGAAAATTTATTTAAAAGGATAAAGCGTGAAGGTTATTAAAAAATTAAAGGAGATGTTTATGGCAGATAAAAAGTATGATTTACTAGAAGATAGAGTAAAACAATTAGAAGACATTATAGATAATATGATTACAGACATTAGACATGAAGACTCCTGTGAATATGAGCATATTACTACAATACCTTCAGAAATAGTAGAAGAAATAGAAAAAAGCATAAAAGACCCTATAAATGTGGTGGGTATCACATAATTCTTGTATAAATATATTACCTATTCTTAACTTTCCCACAAGTTTTATCAATCAAATCGTAAAAAAGGAGTATTATGTCAGAAGGACAAGAGAATAAAAATGTTCAGCAGGAACAACCAGTAGCAACAGATGATGCTAGTGTAGATTATAAAGCACTCTATCTTGATGAAGTGCAGAATGCAAAAAAACTTCGCAAGAGAGCGCAGGAATCAGAGGCAACTATTCAAGAGTTTACAAAAGCTCAAGAAGCTCAAAAGGTAGATCAGCTAAAAGAACAGGAAAAATTTCAGGAACTTTCTGAAAGTCTCCAAAAACAATTAGATGAAGTCTCACCATATAAAGAAAAATGGGAATCTTATGAAGCAAGTGAACGAGAAAGTTTACTCTCAAAGCTGCCAGAGGAAGACAGAGAAGGCTTGAAAGATGAAAGTCTTAAAACTTTAAAATATATAGCAGCCAAAATTGAATCTCAAAAACCTACAAATCCACAACCTAACCCTGGTTTATCTAGAAACATTGATGTTCTTCCAGATAATCCATTTAAAAAGATGGATAAAGAAGAAAGGTTTAGTAAATGGGATGATATTGTGGCTCAATACAGAGACAAACATAATAAAAATTTAAAATAATAGATTGGAGAAACTATGGGTTTATATAGTTCAGTAGTTCAAGATTCTTATTCAGCTCAAACTGAAAATGCAGTATTTATTCCAGAGCTTTGGGCAGATGCAATAAGGTCTACATTTAAGAAAAACCTTGTATTAGGTGCATTAGCAAATGATTACTCATCTTTAGTATCTGGTGGTGGAGATAAAATTCATATCCCTACTTTCGCAGATGTAGGTGATGCTGCTGCAAAAACACAATATGATTCAGTTTCATATACAAAAAATACTGAAACTGAAGTTACATTAACAATTGACCAGCATTACTATACAGCAGCTATGGTTGAAGACATGGCTAAAGTACAATCAAGTGCTGATTTAATTTCAGGATACGCTGATTCAATAGCATATAAATTAGCTTTGCATATGGAAGATGCTTTAGCAGCTAAATTATCTGCAGGTATTAGAGGTATTAATCTAGACAATGGTGATGGAACTGTTGATAGAGTTTTAAACAGAAATAGAATAGTGCATATAGTTAGACATTTATACAAAGTAGGAATTAATCCTGAAGATTGTGTAATGGTACTTTCTACTAGGTTGTATGCATCTTTATTTAACCTTGATGATTTTGTTCATGGAGAAAAAATAGGTCTTGCTAACTTCCCAACAGGAACAGTTGGAACAGTAATGGGTATTCCTGTTATTCCAAGCTCAAGAGTAAATCGCAATGTTATGGCTGCAGGTCTAGTAGATGAAGCAGGTTCAAATGTTGATGATGATTTATTCCCAGGTGGTTTTGTTATCCATAAAGATGCATTAATGATTGCTTATAGTAAATATCCTACTGCAAATGCAGAATATGATATGGATTATATTGCACATAAAATGGTAACTGATGTTATTTATGGTTGTGGATTACTTCATGATAGTAGCGTAAACCAAGCTAGATGTTTCTCTCTCATTGAGGCAGGAGCAACAACAGCAAATGGTGGAGACTGGACATAATAAGAATTTATTTCTTATTATTCTAATTAACCTTAAAGGGGATGGGCAACTGTCCCCTTTAGTTAAAAAATAGATATCATAATGATTAATGAAATAAAACAAATCGTAGAAGAAACTCTCTATACTTTAGATATGTATAGTGATGATGCACTATCACTGATCATGAGAACAGGATGGGCAGAATCAGGTTATCGTGCCTTGAAAGGAGCTACAAGTGGAAATCCTGCAATTGGGTTTTGGCAAGTAGAACCTTTTACTGCCAAGGATACTTTAGATAACTATGTTAAATTTAGACCAAGAATTAAAGAGTCTTTACTATTTTTAGGACTTAATGAAGAAAAGTTAGAATTTTCTCTACTTTCAAATATTGCAATACAAGCTGCATTCTGTAGATTAAAGTACAGAAGAGACTCAAAGCCAATCCCACCAAGGGATAATATTGAAGAACAAGCTAAATACTGGAAACGAGTTTATAATTCTGAATTAGGTAAAGGAACAGTAAAACACTTTCTTTCTGCAAATAAGTAGGAGAGAAGATGCCTAAAAAAACACCTGTCAGGAGAGTTGTAGTAACTCCAGACAAACACTTCCCTTTAGCAGATATGCCTGCTATTAAAGTATTATGCAAATCTATAGAAATAGTCAAACCTGATGCATACATAGACCTTGGAGATGTTGGCGAGTGGGAAAATGCTAGTCATTGGAAATGGGCAAAAAAGAAAAGACCACCTTTAGAGTATATAACTCCTGGAATAGAACAAGACATTATAGATGTTAATAAAGGGATGGACATTATAGATGAATCTCTAGATAAAGTCAATTGCAAAACCAAACATATGATTGAAGGAAATCATGATGATTGGATGAACAAATTTACATCAGAGCATCCTTACCTTAAATATAATTTTAAAGATGTTGTTAAACTAAAAGAAAGGGGGTACTCTTACCATCCTGCAGGTAAATATTTAAAGATAGGAAAGTTATACTTTTATCATGGTCATCACTTTGCATCAATGCATCATGCTAGAAATCATTTAAATAAATTAGCCTGTAATATTATGTATGGTCATCATCACGACTTACAACAAGCAAGTGTTACTAATATGGATGGGGTTAGGTCTGCTTGGTCTATAGGGTGTTTGAAGGATATGAGTGATGAAGAAAACTCCTGGTTAGGGAATAGAAAACATAACTGGAGCCATGCATTTTCTATTGTAGATTTCTTTGAAAATGGGTATTTTACAGTACACGTTATACAGATAATTAATGGTAGAACGTCTCTTTGGGGCGAGATTATAGATGGGAATAACTAGTGGATTTAACTTTAATAGATCAGTATGGGCTTCCCATAGCTATAACAATAGCTTTTGGCTACTTTATATGGAAACAACAGCATTGGATTCAAAAAGAATTAGTTGAAGACCTCGATGACCAATTCAAAAGATTAGAAGGAATTATTATCAAACTTATAGACCAACAGAAGATAACCCAGATGGATATTAAACAAGTAAAGGGTTATATGGAAGGTATAGAACATATATTGTCAGAGTTAACAGGGAATGGACTAAAAAAATGAATGATTCTTTAAAAGCTGTAGGAACAAGTGTAGGAACTCTAGCAGTCAATATATGGGAGCTAGTTCCTGAAGCTTTAGGATTGGTTCTTATTGTACTCAACATTATATATGTTGCTTTAAAAATTAAGAAGGAGTACTAATGTTTCCTGTAATATTTCAACTATTAACACCAAAGGTTGTTAATGGTATTTTAGATTATGTTTTTAAAAAGAATGACCTTGATTACAAGGTTGAGCAGTTGATAGATAGAGTTGTAGAACTAGAAAAAAAAGAAAAGGAAAAAAAATGAGTCTTTTAGGAAATTTAGGTGATCAGGTTATTGATGAAGTATTTGGTGAAGAATTACAAAAAGAAGTAGTAGAAGCACTAAATAAAAATGTAGATATTCCATTTATATCAGAAGAAACTGAAGAAAAAATAATGAATGCTCTATATGATACTGTTGAAGGTGTTATTAAGACTGCTATTAAAAAGGCACTTTAATGTGTAAGTGTGATTGTAAATGTTGTTGTTGTTGTGATAAATGTGATTGCAAGTGCATCTATAATGGCTAAAGGTTTACATATAGATAGAGCAGTTGATGGCAATCTAAAACCTGTTAAGGATTCAGATGGTACATTGACTGCTTTAGAAGTATCTACTGATAATATCAGAACTAAATCATTAGATGTAATGGGTAATCTAAATGTCTTTGGTGCGATAACTACATCAACTGAAAAACATATAAGCATTATTAATACAGGATTTTTTCATTCATCAGGTAAGGTTTTTATACCTTTAAATGGTTATATTTTTGAGCAGACCA